ATTGCAGTCAATTGCTGTGGGAAAACACACGGAACTCCACCGGTACTACGACATAGTGGACTCTCTGTCATTGAATCTCGGCATGGCGTTAAAAATGACTTCGCCAATCTCGCGGGGTCATCCGTTTAGGGGCGTGTTCTATCATGGCTGTACAGAAGTCCTGATCGCTGAGAACGCAGACTTCGATGTGGAAGCCGTGAGTAAGAACTGGGAGAATGCCCAGGCGATTCGCGTATTGCGGCATCCGCGCAGTGATCTGATGCTCAATCTGCCGGATGGCAAGAAGACCGGGACGGAAACGGGACTCGCTGTGATTGCGATCAATATCCCGATGCTCGCGGTGCAATACCGGGCGTTTCGTCTGGAAGAAGATGCGTACGCTGAGCGCACAGGAGAACCCGGTCGGACCATCCAGCAGTTTGTGCACATGCACGTGCTGCCGAACATGCTCTACAGTCACTTCGACTACGTCATGTTCAACCGGATCTACAATCTGGCGCGGGGGATTCCGATGGGTGAGGGCAAGGCGCATCCGTTCTACATCACGGACTTCTCGCTCAAGCTCAATGCTGTGCAGGCCACTATCCTCACCAATCTGCAAGCAGTCGGGCAAGACTTCACGGGGATCTTGCGCAGCATCCCAGCTGTCACGAAGGAAAGTCTGAACGATGTGATGACGGTTCCTGATATGGCGCAGACAATCCAGGTAGTGTGGGCATTGGCGTTGTCACGCTTCCCGGCGATTCAGTTGATGGTCGACCTGTCTGAGGGTGGCAATCAGGCAGGCGCGAATGTACGCAATCAGCAGCAGCTGAATTTGCTGATGCAAGCCATTCGCATGTACAAGACGGGTACGTATTTCTCGAGCGTACTGCAAGGCGACGATCTGAGAGAAGTCAACGCTGAGATGGAAGCAGTCATCGAGAAGATTCAAGAGGTTGGTGGCACATCCATGGCCACACCGGCATAAAGCGGAGCCTGCCCTTCCCCTGGGGCAGGCTCCTATGCCGCACTAGCGTGCGCAGCGCGTAACTGGTCCTAGCTTACGACGTTCTTTCACGGCCATGGGCAGAATCTCGATGCCGACAATTTTCTTACAGTACAGTTGTTGTCCTGCAAATGTCGCTGCGATGAAATCCCCTTCGCCACCGTAGGCAATCTGGGTTAGAAAACCCGCACGGATTAACTCATCCTTCGCCAGACGATCTTCGATGTCGTCTTTGTGCAGAGGACCCTCTTCTACAAGCTTCACCATGCACTGGATATGGTTGGTCTCCAGCTTCAAATCACTCATTGTAACCCCACGTAGTATTGCCGTTTTAAATTCCAAGTCCCTCCTTACGATCCGAGGCACTCATATCAATCGACGGCATAGGGGGTCGATCACCAGCCTGTCCGCCCTGGACTTAGCCGGTGATCTTTTGGCACCCTCTCCGCTTATGCGTGAGAAGTGTGTTCGCCCAATTAAGGTAGGTAATTGCTGATCGTGGGGATTACAATCCAGGCAGGTAGACTGACGCGAATGTCCAACCTAATTAAGTCTACCTGCCGGAGTGCGCTTAGTGCGTGTCGCTCACCAAACGCGTCAACTTGTCGTTTTGCATGTAAATGCCCAACGTTTCGAGGATGATGTAAAAGACCTTGGTCGCATCAGCGACGATCTTTCTCACCCCTGCCACCTGCAGGATCTCTTTCGGGATACCATACGTTTGCAGGTTCTGCTCGGGCAGTTGCACGGCACCCAGGTAGCGCTTGTTCATGCGCTTCATGTAGTTTTCCATGCGCTCTGCCAGCTGGCGATCATCCAGGCTATCGAGCCATTCCTTGGTCTTCGTCGGTGTGTCAAGATCGGTGGCAATCTTAACGCAAGTATAGGGGACCGGGGGAGCCACGCCATACTTGGGACTGAAGACTTCATTCCACATCACGTACTGCTGATACGGCGACTCGTGTGCTTCCTTCGCATACGACTCCGGGGGTTTGATCTGACCCATCCGGAAGAACTGGTAGCCGCCTTGGCCGATCGCATCAAAGATCTGACGCTCGATGTCACCGATCGTCTTCAGGATCTCCTGGATCTTGATCTTCTCGCCACGCAGCACCGAGTTCATGATAAAGAGCATCATCTTCTCCGCTTCCTTCATCACGAAGCGCGGAGCATTGGACGCCTTCAAGTGCACGCCCTTGATCTCTTTCTTGTAATCCTTAAAGAGGTTACCCTCTTGGCAGCCGATCAACGCGAAGTAGTGCTTGGCCACCTGAGTCGGCACAAACACGTCGAACTTGAACTCGTTCTTCATCGCCACTTTGTGGATGTACTTCTCGACGATCCCGAAGTTCGCGCTCATACGCGCCAACACGTGAATGATGGTCTGGGCTGCCAGGAACACCATTGACGCTGCCACTGCATTGCACTTCTCGTCGAAGCCGAGCCATCCCTGGTGCCAGAGCACCCAGTCCTGTACGGTAAAGATGGTCGAGTCCGTATCCGACGTCAGTGCACTACGACGGATCGAGTCGGGGAAGAACGCAAGCGAGGCCGGAACGTTGCTCGTCACCCAGAAGGCACGAATCAGATCCCGATACTCTTCACCCACATCCCCAATGTTCTTGGCGGTGGACGCTACAATCCCACGTGCATCACCTTGAATCTCGTGCAGCTGCAAACCCTTGGTGTAGCGTTCGCATATCTGACACGCCAGGTGCACGTGTTCTTCCATCACCTTCTTGATGACGCTGTCCGGGTCCGGATGCACCACTTCCACCAACATCGAGAGCTTGGTGATGTACTCACGCACCACCACCTCGTTGTACTTCATCAGGTGGTACAGGTCACCGGTATAGACAAACGCCGAGCGCTGTTCCGGGGTCAGCGTCTTGACCAGCCGATACACGCGCAACAGTTGGAACTTGTCACGCCAGTACAGATTAGTCGAATACGCAATGCACTCCATCGTCTCTTCCACCGACGGATGACGAATGCCGAACTTCTGCATCGCCTGCGCCTGGACGTTGTAGTCCGTGTGGTTACAGATCGAGATGATGTTGTTCATCACGATTTCAGGCGACCAGTAGTGCCGGTTACCTGAGAGGAACTTCTCGTTATTCGCATTCCCGAACCCCGAGGTCGACCGGCAGTTCGAGGTGAGCGTCGAGTGGGCTGTCTTGTTGTACAGCGGCGTCGACGGCGAAACGTGGGCACCCGAGATGGAGTTGTTCGCGAGCTTCTTGTTGGTCTGCTCGTTATCCTTGATTTGCATCAGGACCACGTCGCCTTCCATTTCCGCTTTGAACTTCGCCTTCTTAGCCACACCCCGTGCTTTCACGTTGGCCTCGATGTAATCCACCAGAGGCGACTGCACCACATCCGGATGCAGGTACGTGGTCAGCGTCGGTGCAATCAACTGGCGGGTCCGAATCGACTCGGCCAGATACGCACCCAGGGTACCTTCCTTCCTGACACGATCCCCATTGTCCTCACGCTCGAGGTACACGATCTTGGGATCTTTAAACTCAAACTTCCCGCCTGGACGCATCTCAGTCTTCACGAAGGTCGTGCAGTCATCGATGGGTTTCCCGGTCATTTGTTGCAGATAGGTCGCGCAGTCCTCGATATAGTAACCGAGTACATTGAGATCTCGCTGGTAACTGGCGGGGGATAAAACGAAGGGATTATCTGCTTCCACTTATTGTCACTCCTTGTCGACCTACATGATCAACAAGCGCCATAAAAAATCGACGGCATAAAAAGGAAAAAGGAGAGGGACGATTCGGGCCGTCCCTCTCTAAGACTACAGGTCGTTACAAAGCAAAACGTACAGCACTTCAACCGCTTGGTCGCGAAACCAATCTTCCAGCTACCATCCAACTGAAATCGAGGTAGACCATTGGGGCTGACCTGTTCTTAGTCCGCCACTCAACCTTTGTTGGCAGGGAGACTCCCGATATCGGCGATCGAGACGTTTGCGGAGACGTCAAGACTACCATCAGGACAGGGTCAAGCTACGGCGGATTCGTCCAAGGGGAAACAAGGAGGAAACCCCCAAACGGAACAAGTCAGCCCCGGTCTAGGCAATGGCGCGGTGGCTCTAATGAGCTCGCGCGGAGTTCTCGATTATTTGCAGGCGGGAGGAGGAACCGCATGGACAATCGAGCACGGGCTTGCCGGGCCCTTCTCTTCAGAACATTACGGAACCCCGATAAATTTAACTATAGTTACGCTATTGTCAACGAGACATTGTTGTACCCGTTGGCTACCAGCGCCGCCTGAATCTTCGGGATGTCTGCCGGAGTGACGCCGCCGATGGTCGCGGTGACCGTTTGCGCCGTGACTAGTTGCACCGAGCTATCGACGATCCAGGGCACCCCCAGAATCGTGTACGCGCCACTTTGCGTCTTGACCTTGATATACAGGTACGACGCCGGGTCATTCGGTGTGTTGGTCTGTGGACCGAAGAAGGGGAAGAACTTGATGTGCAGCGACGTCACGTCCTTTTGCTTCTGCGCATCTTCGTACGACATCACCGAAGTGACCTTGACGTTATTCCAGTCGTTGCCAAGCAGGCTCGGGTACACCTGGAAATTGTACGTCTGCCCGATTTGGAAGTTATAAGCCATGGTTCCCGTGCCCAAATGAACAAAAAAAAGATCAGAAGGGCATGTGGTCCAGAATGACATCGGCACCCAGGAACTGATGAACATAGTACGGGAAGCCGTAGCCGCTACCGGCTGCGCCCGCACGAAGTCCACCAATTTCCAGGAGACGATTGTGAATGTTACTCACCAGATTCTGCACCGCTGCCCGCAATCGCTGATACTCAACAGACTCACGGTTTTCATAAACCGGGTCCACTATACGATTGGTGATGGGCAGGGCTTGGAGTTTGGCAGGACCATTAGCCGAATAGTCCATGTAGACATCGAAGATCTGCGTGATGATCTCACGCCGGTCATTGAAGTGAATCGGCAGACCGTGTGTTTCTGCTACAAACTGCGCCCAAAAGTCGTCCATTTGCAGGATGATCTGTTTGGAGTAACCGCCTCGGTCTGCCGTATTCATGATGTCACAAGTTCAGGTTGATGTTATCCACGATCAGGCGTTGCAAGACCAGGTCATTGCCGTACCAATCGTGAAACTGGTAGTACAGGTAGCCGTTCTGGTACGCGCGCAGATACTTCAGGCGCGAGACGATGCCGTCACCGAAATCGTGGATCAGGCGAGCGAGCTTGATGTGGGCGTTCTCGTGGGCGCTACCGAGTTCGTTCCGGATCAGTTCGAGCGCTGCGTATTGCAGCTCCATGCGGGCATGTTGCTCGTACATGATCGAGTCGAGCACAATCTGGGCGATCGTGTTCGGCATCAGGAAGTCAAACTCGCCAGCGTCTTTGATAAGCTTTCGCAAATCCGCATCGGTATCCAGCACCAGGAGGGTCGGATAGTGCTGGGCCTGGACCGAACTCCTCAAAATCGGCTTTGGTGAGCCGGACAAGATGATCACTGTAAACCTCCGCAAACAGGTAAGGGAAGAAGCCGTCAGGCGGCAAGTAGGCGTGCAGCTCATCGACGAGGCGTTTGTAGATCCCCATGCCCAGACGCATGACCGCTTCAAAGCGATCGCGGTGTGGGCCACGAGGGATGTCAGCCTCTTCAATACGCACATCACCTTGAATGGCATCGTAAGCAAAACTGATCGCATACTCGACCAGGTTCTCTTCAGCGAATTCATTCACGGTAATGGCGGAGAACACGTTTTCCAAAACTTCCCGCAAATCAAAAGGAGGCATGAAAGGCAGCGTCGTAACCCGAAGGAAGTTGCTGAGTTCAGCCGTCAAATCAATAAGCAGGTTTTCAGAGAGCACGCCGTCTTCCCCACTGTGAAGTGAGTGTCTCCACTCCAATGATCAAATCCCGGTCTTGCCATCGCGTCTCCATTTCGTCGATGTGGTACAGTCGGGTACGAAAGAGATCTTCCATCATCTCGAGGACCGTTTCCTCGATTGTCTGGGTGATCAGTTCCAACTCACCGATCCGACTGAGATACTCGCTCATGTCCAGATCCGCTTTCCTCGTGATGAGGCCAGTGGATTCGTCAATCTGCGAATGCCGTCGGGTGGTGTAATCGTCGAACCGCTTGAGGACGAAGTCCACGAGTGCGCTGTGGTGATGCAGGACTAACTGGCAGTCTTTGAAGTCCACCGTTCTAGGGGCCGGAGCCCGTTCCTGAAATGACGTATTCAACACTGCTCCCTTCACGACGGACCGCACGCCGCCTCGAAGAAAGAGCCTGAACAGATCATCGTACACCAACGACTCGGTGACCAAGTCAAATGTCGGTAAGATGACAAGCTTTGACATGATGCTTTCCTTGTTTATAACGACCTGTTGTACTTAACTGTATTCCGTCACCAAGACGTCCCACGTATTAAGCAAGTCGGTTGTGATCGTCTTGCTCGTATCGTGAAACACCAGATGCGGCAGTTGCGCGGAGATGTAGATGACGATCATGTCGAACGTTCGATTACAGAGCTCGTGTGCTGTACGCTGATCCATGCCAGCGTTTTGTAGTAGTGACTTGGCGTGTACCAAGTATTCCGTCGGATGCTCCTCGGCGGTGTTATCAAACACATCGCGCAAGATAGCGATCAGAAAGTTGCTGCTGTCGTAGTTGCGCCAGTTGGGATCTAGCACCACTTCGGGATTGCGAGGGTTGCGCTTGCGAGCTTTGTACAGCGCTAACTCGCGTTGCACGAACAACGCCACATCCAACAGCGAGATCATTGTACTGCTCGCGGCCATCTTCTTTGCCTCAGTCTCCAGCGTTAATCGTCGTAATCGCGACCATGCTCAAGCATCCACGCGTAGATCCGGTAGTCGATGGTTTTCTCCACCGACACCTGCGTATTGCTCGACTTCGTAAAGTGCATGATCCAGCGATCCGTGCCCAGGAACTCCAACAGCTGTTTGAAGAGGTCATTCAGTTGGAGGAGTATCGCGTCACAGATGTCAATACTCATGTAGAAATATTGCTTGTCCTGATCCGTGACCAGATAGTGACCATAGTCATCCGTCGGGTCCACCTCGACCGTCCTGCGATGCTTGGAGCGCTCCTGCTGACCCTGGGCATTGGTCCGGAATTCGGGCACCGCGCCTTCGATACTGATTCCGGAACGCTGGAAGGGTTCCAGCAGGAACGGACGGATCACGCCGTACAGGTTCGTTTGCTTGGCGCCCACCTTCGGCATCTGTTGACTGCCTGACCAGCGCGCGTGGTTACGGATCAGGTGATCGATGATCTCGAGGATCATGTTGCGACTGCGTAAGGACCAGGTCGGAGTCGGACTGAGCATCGACGCTTGCTTGTGTACCAGCACGATGTCGCCTGCCTTGTTGAACACGTCCCCCAGAATCGGCTGATTCCAGTTAAACGGGATCGCCTCAGCGACGTTATCCGTGGCGCGACCGGCGTAGAAGTACTCGCGGTCCCGGTACAACACAGGCTCACACTGGCCCGCCATAAACAAACCTTCCGGATTCGGGAGCATGCACGTTCCAGCAGCAGCTTCCACTGCCTGGATGTAGTCCGCCAGCTCCAGCATCAGCGTTCCTGTGATTTTCAGTTCCATTTTCTTTCGTAGCTGTAGTTAGAGGCCCAGTGGGTTTCCTTGAAGTACCACAAGTACAAGTCAATCCCGCGAACTTCCAAGTCGATGTAACAATGCTCCCCGTACAACTGTGGAACTTTGACGTATTGTCCTGTCAGATGGTCTAGGTCTATCAGGTTGCGCACACGGTCGTACAGACGACGGTACTTCCAGTCGCGTGAGTCGTGGCGAGTGCTCAACAAATAATAGACCCGCTCGACTGTTTCTTTTACGATCCAATCGATGACCTGCTCTTCAGTTAAGCCTTCGGCCGAGACCTCGTCTGCAATGCCTCTGACCGCCTGGCGCAAGATGGTCAGGAAGTCATTCGCATCCTGAATCAGCAAAGCCCTGGGAGTGACGGTAAGTAGGTTCATGATAGCTCCTTATACAAACCATACGCCGATGACGTTTGTTTTACCTTGGTGTGGGTCGACGGCATAAAAAAATAATCAGTCCCATTTGTGCCCTCTTTTGGAGAAGACATAAATGGGACTCGGTTCCCCCCACGAATTACCGTAACTAGACACTGGATGATCCAGGCTAGACGGAGTTACTGGGCAGGAACCGGTCGGGACATCTCAAACACGAGCCAAGAGTTAGGCCCTATCGCTAATCCTTACCACGACCCGCGGGTCTAGTAAACGATTGCCTCGGGTACTCCCTTGAAAACTGTCGTGCTTATTGCCTACTGCTCACCGGTGGTGGCAGTCTACTGGTGTAACGAGTATCAAAGACTGCCTAGCGCCTAATGCACCCCCTGCGCCTAAGCGCGGTTCGGCTGGAATGGAGCTAGGAGTCCGCGCACGGCCAAATCATCGGTCCGAATCAACAGGCCATGCGCGTCGCCTCAATGGCTGAAGGTACTACGGAGCCCTTTACCCCGCGTTGCCTTCCCCAGTCGGGGACGTCGCGCATGATGTCTATTCACCCTAGCTTGCGCCAGCCGGGGTGAGGACCGATGAACTTTGCGTTCGGCAGCGGCCTGGATGGAAGGGAACCATGAGAAATCGTGGTAGGTCCATTTCATTCCAGACAGCCACCAACGGGCCAGGCTTCTCACATGGCCAAACATCGGTTCTTATTGCCTTTGTATCGTGGTTGGTCCGCTAACCCCGTGTTACAGGATCAGGCCCGAATCCTCGTCCGCCTTGTCAGACGTCGTGAGGAAGTTCTTCGGACCACGGCGCGCGCCCTGGTCTTCAGTCAGCTGAGCGATCAGCTTCGTGATACGATCGACTGCTTCGTGCAGCACGCCGTCGCTGGTGACAAAATGCACCGGCGATTGCTGAGCGACGCTCGGATCGAGGTCGTCCGGCAGCAGGCCGAGGAAGCGCACTTCCGGAACGACCGGGAAGGTTGCATCCGCGCCCGGCTTGGCGAGCGTAGCGACGCTGATGACATTGCCGATACCGTCGGGTGCCGTGGCACCGTTCAGGATCGTCAGTGCCGCCAGCATCGGCTGGTCGAACGTCGTGACCTTGTCGAAACGCAACCAGTGATACAGGTCGCGCGTATCGAGTTCGGCGTTTTCACGACTGAAGAGGATCGCCAGACCTTCGACGAGTGCCTCGACATTGCGGTCGACTTCGGCGCGCGAGGCGTCACCGGTGTTTTCCAGATACGCGATGACGATCGGGCACTTGACCGACTTGCGTGCGATGTGCTCGTACGACTTGATCGTGTTGAGCGTGTTCATCGCATGCAGGCGAGTCGAAGCATCGCCGACCATGATCGCGATCACCGGCGTGTCACGCAGGATCAGTTCTTCCACCAGCAACGGGCCGATGGCCGAACCCGAACCACCACCGGCCGTGTGAATCACGACGCTGAGGTTGCCCGGCTTGTGCGCATGCAGGATTTCCGGCAGACGCGGCTTG